CCCCTGATGTACCGAGATATTAGTCTGTACCTAGTCCAATTTATTTTTAGACTAGGATCAACTATACTCAGTCCACCAAGCATATGAGGTAGAGTAGCATTTACACAATTTTCATTGTATAATACTATCTCTTTACGGAATCTAGTATTCCGATATATCCTCATAAGGTCGGTAAACGACACCTGGTGAACGGACGCCAAGGCATTAAGTGAAGGACCAAGCGTATAATACGTTTGTTCCTGCTTAAGACTTGGCAGTGCAAATGCAGGCGCAAAAGGCATAACGCCCGCTGCGACTCGTCGTCAAATAGTCTTTCCGTAAATATATAACGAGTCTTATGGATACTGTCTTTGTTTTTATTGACAGTAGCCCCGAGAGCCGTTATATACTTATCGTAATTTCTATTTCTTTCGAGGGTTGTTCGGAACGCTGAATCATCACCACAAGTAACCATCTCAAAAGATGGTGGGTGTGTTCGGTCGAAACCATAACAACTCACGATAGGAAGTATTGGCCAGGAGAGCGGTTCTCCCATACAAGGTCCCCTTCTTTGAGTACCGACTACTTTAAATTCGGTTTTAATGAATTTAACGTATTCTTCCTCAAATTCGGAGATTCTTTTCTTGTAGAACCTCTTCTCTCCCTCATCATATGAGTCCTTAAAAACGCTTCTATATTGGGTTATCTGAGGTAATAAAATACCCTTTAGATGCCTCTTATATAGTGGTTTGGACTCATAAAGATCGAGCCAATACTTATCTGTGACGGTATATCGGTATCCAAAATTAAATTTGAATGACCGACATACCGTCTCGGGTATAACAATATCCCTACCTTGTTCAGGATAGATCCACTCTAAGTAATCTTTAGTGAAGGGAATGTCTTTAAAGACACCTTTCTCTAAAAGCTTATTGTAGAATTCTTTCATAACAGAGTAGGAATAATTGTCAGTTGCAAATGATAGATCCTGTGATCTGATAAAAGTATCATACTGATATTTGATGACTTTATAGTCCTCATCTGTCAGTGATGCTCTTATCCTAGGGTCTCTCATAAGGATTTCATTCACTCTAGAGCGAATGATTCCTCCCAATACCTGAACAGGGACTAGACTTTTAGTAGGTATCCTATACTTACCTCCTCGTTCTTTAAGAACGAGAATTTGTATCGGATTTCTAGGAAAAAGTTTTATCATGTTCCAGCAGGCTGCAACCAGGAGAAGGAATCGGGCATGTCCATTGGACCAGTCAGAAGAAGCCATACCATTTTCAGGATTTTTAAAGTCCCAAGAATGTTGTAGGCATCTGTCTGGATAACAATCGTTCCATAAACACCTCAAAGGGCGTCCTCTAACAAGAGTACGTACCAAAGGTGATAGGTATGCATTATTATCAGCCTTACTCCACTCCTTTCGATCAATTACCCTCAGACGTATAAGTTCGTACTTTATGAGATAATCATAAAACGAACTTTGACCACCAGACGATCTAGTTGTCTCAATAGACCCCTTATTAGTAGGTCTGAAACAAGGCGATCGGAATGGTCCGTCTAACGGTAGTGAACCCACATATGATCCAAAGTCCTCAAGGTACTTTGGGTCGGGTTCATTCACCACGGAAACACGTTCTACGTATTCATTTATCGTAGGCGCTATTCCGTGGGGAAGTGATCTTTGAATGTATCTCCCCCATGCATAGCGTTTTGAATCCATAAATGGTTCAAACACTCTGAATGGGCTGTCCTTCAAATCGTGACTTATATTAAAGTAACTCCTATCACAATGATGGGCGAATTCCTTTGCTAAGTCAAGAGCTTTCAACGGATTCTCAAATATGATTTTAGGAAGTTTATTATTCATAAACCTCTTAATTCTCAAGGGAATTCGTGGAAAAGAACAGGTTACAAACCCTCGAACTGCTTGAAATATACCCTCACAAGTAACAAGCGTCGTTTGATTGTCAGGATATCTTGTTAAACCTTTTACAGGTAGACTAGATATCCACTCTCGAATCGACTCATGTTTCTCGCCAGGTTTTAGTTCAGGCGATTCATAATTACCTTCCTTTCCGGTTCGACTTATTGAAATATAAGTCTGCACCCGTGGAGGGATGTAAATATGGTTTGTAACTATATATCTATCGATGTCAGAGAAGCTTCGAAAAGTCGGAGCCCCAGAGAATTCATGCGTATAAAAAGGCATGTATTCATCTAACAAAGATTGATATTTGGAGATACCCCGTACGGCACCACATAGCCTCTTAAGTAATCTTGAGAGTGGTATGTCGACTGTACAGGTAATATAATATCGGTCATTATAACCGATCTCGGCAACATAGGGAAATACCTCTAAAGGTAGATCTACTAAGGTTGTCTTGATCATTTGTTTATAATGAACATATTAGCTATGTTCTTCATTTCGGCAAGGAATTCCTTAAACCCATCAGGGATATGGAATCCAGCTTGTGAAGACTTAGCTCTAGAACTCTGTTGAGGCTCTGGTCGGGATTGGGTCGATTTTTTCATATGCTTAATATTACCAATTTTTGGTTTATTAGGCCATTCTGAAAATTTCTTCTCAATTTTTCGGAAAGCAAGTAAAAACTGCTTCTCCCTTTCCGTCTGAGGGTTAGTACAAAGGGAAACTCCCTTAAACTTACTCTTGACGGCCGACCATTGTTCTTCAACAGCTTTCTGGTTAATTGCTGGTTTGGGTACAGGATTAACAGTAGTGTGTTTAGAACACCACTGACTGTAGTTATCTTTACTAACTTCCTTGGCTTTAAGAGCCCTAAGGAAGTCATTCCGGTAAAGACCAAATCCTGTTCTAACCCATCGAGGGAGAGGGATCCTCTTACCATCGCGTTCCTTTTCAAAAGGACCCGCTTTGTAAAGGGTATCCAACTCCTTCTCGGTTAGACCGAAAAACTGGGAACGACTAACACGAGCCGGCTTGACTGGTTTAAGTTCTCCTGAAGACGAAGTTTTAACTTCAGCTTTAGGAGCTTTAACCTTATCCTTTTTATCGGATTCAAGCCACTCTGTTGGCACGTTACAGTGTTTCTGCCACCAAACAGCAGGCATCAATCTGGCAGATTTACCGTAGAAATGGTCTAGGAATTCTTTGCAGGATTTAACATCCTTCATCGATAATCCAAGACTAACAATTTCATCGATACCTTTATCAGATAATGATGCGCAATTACCGGCAGCATACGCAGTCCTGAATTTCTCGAAAGAGAATCCAGTATCTACCGAAGTTTTCTTAGGAAGGGGAGGTGGTTTAGGAACAGATTTGTCAGATTTTTTCTCGACAACTGTCTCTTTAACCTTAATCTCCTTAGAAGGTGAAACCTTCTTTTCAGAGTAATTCTGAACCTTAAGTTTAAACTCGGTGTATGCTTGTTTGAGATAGATACCATGGCTATTACCGCTGCTAACTTCATTTATATGAAGATCAGCTTCTGGTAATAACTGTTGTATCTGGCCTCGAACTTCGCCAGTAATCAAATCCTGGACATCCTTGAGACATAATGGCAAATGCTCGTAGTGCTCAGAATTTTTATCCCCAAATTTGATAGCTCTTTCCAATACGGCCACTTTCTCAAGTGGTCGTAAAGGCAAGCTATCTGAGAGGATATTATTTCTGATTATCTCGAGATAGTCATTATTGTACAAGGTAAACTTGCCAATAATAATAGCAATATACATTGCTATTATTGCAAGTTTATCTGATTGCGGATGTGGAGTGGATTCATTATCTAGGAATGATAATTTTGCTCCTTCTTTAAGAAGGGAAAACAAAGTATCATCCTTGAATTCCTCTATAGAAACCGGTGGAGATGGTTTAGGCTCCTCGATCTCGTCCGATTCGGACGACGATTCCGAGGAACTAGATTCCTCTTCCGTTTTCACATCCTCATTCACCAGGGTATAGTCAACTTCGTAACCCGATCGTTTGATAATTCCTATTAGTTTATCAATAAGAAGCTTAGCTCCGGTTGGACTCCTTGTAAAGGTGCCCAACCTGTAGATCTTATCCTTCTTATCAGATGGCGGTATAGTTCTAAATTTCTTTAGACCTATCAAGCCTGACCATCTGTTGAAACATAATATGAATTTTCGTCTGATCGACAACTCCTTCGACTTCTTATTGCGCTCTTTACGGTCTAATTGGACCGGAACTCCGTCTTTAATAGCGGAGTCTGGTACTTTAGAGTACGTAATGAGCTCATGGTCGAGGTTGGACTGGAGGACCGCAGCAGGAAACTCGAGAAGAACGTCATAAAAGGGGCGAATAGCCTCGACGTACTTTTCTGGTACTGCATAAGTCTTAACTTTTAAAGTCTTAGCGCCCTTGAGATATACACAGTATTTCTTTGAATCACGAGGAACTTCCTTATGATTCAAGATGAACTGTCTAAAGCTCTCGGCCTTGGAGGATAAAATCTCCAGAGTTGACTTATTCCGACTCAGGTCGGCCTGCGTTTTCGCAACGGCTGTCTGAGCCACTTTATCCTCGGGAATCTTAGAAAGATTCTCTTTTTCGAGTGATAATTTGTTTTCAAGGCGTTCAATTTCTTTTCTGATACCTTCAATTTGGGATTTAGTGTCTTTAACAGACTTAACCACAAACTGATCGATTTCATCAAAAGTCATACCGCCTTGATCGGAATTCCTAGCTTCAAACACACAGATGGTATTATCTCTACGCAACAACAGTTCCGTAGAGGATCCTTCTATGCCACAAGTTCCGAGGAACTGGGCTAGTGCAGTAAAATCTTCAGAGACTTTTTGGTCTTTGTAGTAGATTACATGCATTAAGTGTGCATAAAGCTCTATTTTTGTCAGGTCCACCGCTAACGGGGACTTAGACTCTTTCTGCCTTTCGGCAAGCTTCTTGGATAAATTTCCAAGGCTCTTAACATCGTTAAATACG